ACTGTAAGTAAATACGATTTTTCATTTTTTTATTAAGTTTATTACTTAATAAAAAATCATAAGAAAAAGAGAGGCTACTTTTTTAATTCAAGATATTTCAATATTTTAGCAGTCTCAAAAAAGAAGGAGGAATAAAAAAATGAACACAAAAAAGAAAAACGCAAGAGGAATCACACTAATAGCATTAGTAATAACAATAATTGTACTATTAATATTAGCTGGAATAACAAATATATAATAAAATGCTGATATTTCAAGGGGTTGAAGTCTTGATATTCAGCATTTGTTATTAATTTGTTATTAATTTGTTATTAATTTATAAGAATTTATAGAAGTTTATGATGTTTTTCTAATATTATTTAACACAATAATTTTTCCAGTTTTATATGTTACAAGTTTTATTGCTTCAATTTTTTCCTCTATGTAAATATGATTATAAGTATCACTTCCAATATTACCATTTTTGTGACCTATAATAGAATTTATTATTGTTTGTTTTATATTTAATCTTTGTAATTCTGTTTCAAGTGTATGTCTACCACAATGAGCAGTTTTGTTTGCTAGGAATGGGTGGTTGCCTCTGAAATATAATCTATAATAAGTGTTATAGTCTGCATAAAAGAGTCTTTTACCGTTAGATTTCATAAATAAAAAATCGTTATTTTCATTATAATACTTTTCAAAAATGGACTTAATATCAGGGTGTATAGGGATTTCTCTGTTAATACCATTTGCAGTTTTTATACCTCCAACAAAAAACCCTTCTTTTAAATGAATGTTTTTAGTGTAAAGAAAGAATAATTCTTCCGCACGACATCCAGTATAAATGGCAAGTAAAAGGATATTTCTAACGAGATCTTCTTTATCATTATCGGTTTGGATTTTCCATAAATAGTCAATTTGATCATAAGTGAATGGCATTCTTTTATTTTTTTGAATATGTGAACCAGTTGCTTTTAATGTGTCAGTATATTTTTTGTCAATAATATCTTCATTATATGCATATTTATCCATATTTTTTAATAAAGTAATACATTGTTTTATAGATGATGGAGTTTTGCCATTTAAAAATGATTGAAAATCTGATGTTCTTAATTCTCTATAAATTTTATCATAAAGTTCTTCGGAATGATTATAGGCATTTATCATATTTAATGAACTATGTAATGCAAATTTACCATTACCAGGCTTAATGTGCTTCTCTCTTTCAATTTGCATTTCTTCTTTAGTTGGAAATAGATTGTTTTTCATTTCTTCAAAAACTTGCTTAAAAGTATAGTTTCTTTTGTTTTTTCTATGTATATTTGCACTTATGATATTAACAGGTACAAGAGGATATGGAACTTTAGGAAAGAATGCAATCCTGTCATATTTCTTTTGTTTTATTTTTAATGGTATAGGGTTTTTATGGTATATTTCTAAACATACCAAAGCATCTAATTGTTCTTCAAAAGTATCGATATCATAGTACAATGGTTTACCATATAAATCTTTACCTATTAATATTCTTGCAGCATAAGGTTTTTGACGACCTTTCCCTAAAAAAGCTACTGTCCCTGTTCCATTTGCTCTTTTTTTCATAATTTTCATAATAAAAATACCTCCAATTTTATAATTTATTTTTAATAAACTATTGAAAAGTGAAAGTATTTTTTGTATAATATTAGTACATTCACTTTTAATAGTGTTTGCGAGGAATAAATGTATCGGTTCGTGGTAAAATTGATTACATCTATTCCTTATTTTTTTATTTATTCTTATTTTGTTTTTTCTTATTCTTTAAAAATTCAGCAAATCGCCTTAATTCTTCAATATCATTATCATCAAGTCCTTCTGTATCAATGTTATTTTTTGAAACAAAATTAGAATTTTTATTTTTTTCATATTCCGCTAAATCAGCATAACCAGCTTTAACATATAAATCCAAGTAACTAACTCCATATACTGAAGCTAATTTTTTCAAAACTACTGCACTGGCTCTGCGGTGTCCATTTTCTACAAGAGATAAGTAGCTATTTGAAACTTTAGCTAATTCATATACCTCTCTAGTGGATAATCCTTTATTTTCTCGTAATTTTTTTAGATATAGGCCCATTTCTTTAAGAGACATTTCCATAATGATTCCTCCAATCAATAATATTATATCATTTATGATTACTTTTGTAAAGAATTTTATAAAAATTATTAAAAAAGTGTTGACAAATGAAATCTATATGATATAATGCTTTCAAAAGAAAACAGAAAGGAGATGAAAAAATGGCAAATAGAACTATAATACTTAAGGACGCGGAAATATTTAAAAACATTATAACTAAAGAAGGATTTTCTTACAGACAGCTGGCAAAAGAAGCGGATTGTTCACAAACTCAAATTAGTTTAATAGCTAATGGGGAAAGAAATCCTAGTCCAGAACTAGCAGTTAATATTTGTAGAGTACTTAACAGGCAATTTGATGATATTTTTTTTATAAAAAGTGATTTCAAAAGAAATCAAAAATAACCACGAACCGATACAGAAAAAGAAAGAGGGTGAGAACTTGGAAGATGATAATGAAGAAGTAGAAAGGTTAACTCCTGCAGATATTGCACCAAAATTAAAAATGAGTGTTGAAGGAGTTAGAGCAGCATTAAGACAAGACAAATTTCCATTTGGAATAGCATTTCAAGGAAAGACAGGACAATGGAACTATTTAATAATAAAAAGCAAATTTGAAAAATGGTTGAAAAATATTTAGGGAGGTGAATTTAATGAAAAAAATAAACAAAAGCAAACTATATGAACTTATAGGAAAAGCAACAGTAAGATTATCAATATGGGCAATGTCAGTATATTTAGTATATCAAGTAAGCTTGTATATATTAGGTAATTGTATAACAGTGTACAGATAAAACATAAGCAAGAGAAACTAGTTGAAAGGAGGAAGATATATGTTTTTTGCAATAGCAGGATTTTTATTTGGAGCATTATTAGTAGTTCTATTTAATGAAAATGCAGAAAGAGCAAATGAATTGTTAAAAGATACAATAAACAATTTAGAAGAAGACATAGATTTATTAAATTCAAAAATAAAAAACAGAGACAGAATGATAGAAAAACAACAAAAAGACAATGCAATATTATTAGATAATGCAGCAGAATTAAGAGTCAAAATAGAAGACTTAGAAAACAATATAGAATTACTAACAAATAATTTAACAGACGAAAATAAAGAACTAATTTCAGACAGCGAATCAGAAAATTAGTTCAAAAAATACACATAAATATATGAATTTCTATTGTTATTATAGCATTTTTAACAGTAGAAATCAAGAGGGAGGATAAGATGTTAGACAATATAATGGTACAAGATTATATAGATTACATAGTAGAATATGACGAAGATTATGAAAAAGATGACATAGCATACGAAGATAAGGTTTCAGAAAGGGTGAGTGAAGAATAATGGAAAATTTAAGTTTATATCAAATAACAAGTTCATTTCCAAAATTAATAGAAGAAGAAATGTCAGAAGAAGATAAAAAAGAAGTGAAAAAAGAATTGACAGAATTATTACAACAAAAAAGCCAAAATTTGATTGGATATATAAGAAATATAGAATTAACTATTGAAGCAATGAAAAATGAAGAAAAGAGGATTTCAGAGCAAAGAAAGGTATTAGAAAGTAGACTTACAAAATTCAAAGAATATGTAAAAGAATGTATGGAACAAAATGGATTTACAAAAATAGAAACACAACTAGGAGCACTAAGTATAGTTAAAAATCCAATAAGTGTAGAAATATATGATGAAGCTCAAATACCAGATGAATATAAAACAAAAGTTATAGAAATAAAGGTAGATAAAACGGCAATAAAGAAAGCTTTAAAAGAAACAGGAGAAATAATACCAGGGACAAGGATAATAAACAATAAAACAAGTTTAAGAATAAAGTAGGAGGTAATAAAATGTTAGCTAAAAAGGCGACATTAGAAGATGTGAATTTAAAAATAATGGTATGGGGGGAAAGTGGAAGCGGCAAAAGTAGATTTGCATTATCTTCTCCTAATCCAATTGTTGTAGATTTAGAAGGAAGTACAAGATTGTATGCTAATCAATTTGATTTTTATAAAGCTGAAGTAAATAAAACAGATAATAGAGCAAGTAATCCAGCAACATTAACAGTAAATCTAATAGAGGAAATATTGGAAGGAAAATATCCAGATAGAAAAACATTAATAATAGATCCAGTTACAGATTTATTAGATTGTATAGAAGATGTTAGTGCAAAAAAATATGAGCAAATGATAGGAAAAAAAGTAGGAGAATTAAATCAATTACAAAAAACGAAATGGTATGCATATCGTAGAGAAATGGCAAGAACAGTGTTAAATCAATTAAAAGATATTCCAATGAATTTGATATTGGTGGCAAGGGCAAAGAATGTTTGGGATACAAAAGATGGAAAAATGCAACCAGTAGGACTTACATATGATGCTTTGGACATAGTAGAGTATTTGATGGACATAGTGATTCAATTAGAAAAAACAGGAGAAGAGACAAAAGCAATTGTAAAGAAATCAAGGATAGGAAATTTACCAAAAATTTTAGATGTGAAAGATTATTCATCAATAGAAAAGGCTTTGAAAGCTGGTAGTGAAAAATTAGCTGAAGGACAAGAGTAGGTGATGAAATGCAGACCACAGGGACATTGGAAGAAATAAATATAGATTATAAAACAGGAAAACCAAAAATAAGCTTTTTAATTGATGGAAGGGACAAGTTATCAGATATAGAGCAGTTAAAAGGTTTAAAACTTAAAATAGAAGCCAAAAAGTATATAAAAAAGAGAACAACGAATGCAAATAATTATTTTTGGAAACTGTTACAGGAATTATGCGAATTAGCTGAAATAGATACAGTTGAAGAATATAAAAGAAGGGTTAAAGAATTAGGAATATTTAGAAGATTTAAGATAGAAGCAGAAAATATAAAAACATTTGAAAAGATGTGGAATGCACAAGGAATAGCATGGTTTTGTGAAATAGCAGATACAACGTATATAAATAATACAGAATTTAAGATAATAAATGCTTATTATGGTTCAAGTTCTTTTAACTCAAAGCAAATGAGTAGGCTTATAGACGGTGTAGTTCAAGATTGTAAAGTTTATGGAATAGAAACAAAATCACAACAGGAAATAAATAGCTTATTAGAAAGTTGGAATAAAAAATGAAATCAATTTTACAAAACAAAAAAGAAAGCTATATCAGTGGACAAACTTATGGACTAGAAGAACATCATATATATTTTGGTACAGGAAAAAGAAAAATATCAGAGAAAAATGGATTCAAAGTATGGCTAACATATTCAGAACATAGAGGAACATATGGAGTACATGGAAAATATGGCCATGATTTAGATTTGAAGTTAAAGCAGGAATGTCAAAAAGAATATGAAAAAAATCATACAAGAGAAGAATTTATAAAATTAATAGGAAAAAGTTATTTATAAAAAATATTAGGAGGAAAAGAAAATGGCTAATAAAAATGAAATAGTAATAAGTATAGATGAATATAAAGAATTGTTATTGAAGGATAAACCTAACAATACAGATACAATGTTGTTGGATAGGATAAAAACATTGTTATATGATCATATACAATATGAAAAAGACTGGAATAATAATGTAAAAATAGATTTTAAATATGACAGCAAATTTTGTGATGAATTAATAACAACTATAAAAGTAATAGATAAAGAATTTTACAAGGAAATGATTAAATTTGTTTGTGATGAAAAGGCAAAAAAGGATGCTGAAAAAGTAAAGATGGAAAAGGCAAGAGCTATAAAAGATTTAGATGAAGAATAAAGCAACAGGGCTAGACACAAAACTAGCCCTGAAATTGTACGAAAGGAGAAAACAATGGCAGGAGAAAAAGAAAGTTTTGTATTCTATAAAAGCTTTTATGACGCATTACAAGACTTAAAAGAAAAAGATAGATTAAAAGTATATGATGCAATATGTGATTTAGCATTAAATGGAAATGAAACAAAACTAACAGGAGTAGCAAAGACAATATTTACATTAATAAAACCACAGATTTTAGCAAATACAAAAAGATATAAAAACGGAAAAAAGCGGTGGTAGACCAAAAAAAGAAACCAGTGGTTTTGAAAAAGAAAAAACCATAGGTTTTCAAAATACAAAAAGCAAAACAAAACCTAATGTAAATGATAATGTAAATGAAAATGAAAATGTTAATGTAAATGGCAATGATAATGAAGATGTAAGCGACAGTTGTGTTGACGGTTTACAAAAAATTATAGATTTTTACAACGAAAACATTGGAATGATAACATCTTACGGTATTGAAATATTATCTGATTATGCTAAAGAAATGTCGGCAGATTTAATAATTTTTGCAATGAAGAAGTCTGTAGAGGCTAATAAGAGAACAATACAATATATAAAAGGCATTTTAAACAATTGGTCTAAAAAGGGAATAAAAACAGTACTTCAGGCAGAACAAGAAGATGAACAGTTTAGAAGAAAATCAGAACTAGGAACAAACGAAAGAGAAAAAGAACTGGAGGAGTGGCTAAATGAATGTAAGTGATTTTTCAAAGCAGATTAAAAAAATAGAAGTAGCTTATAATAAAAAATTTGATAAAGACAAAACGATTATGTGGTTTCAAGAATTTCAAAATATACCTGCAGAAGAATTTGAAAAAGTAATAGACCAAATAATTAAAACAAATAAATTTACACCGAAAATAGCAGATATAAAAGCAAAAATAAGTGAGAATACATATAGATATTATTCAGAAGACCCACGCAGATATTTATACAAAAATCTTGAGTGGGGAGAATTTGTAGATTAAAGGAAGTGATAAACAAATGAAGATAAATCAAAGACAAAGAATAATAGATTATATCAGAGAATTTGGAAGTATAACAAGTAGAGGTGCTT